CACTATCACGAATAATCTGCGACCATAACTCAAACTTATCATCTGGGATATTAAACTCATCATCGCAAATATACCATAACTTGCTAGGATCACGATGTTTCCGCAATTCCTTGGTTAGTTTGTAAGCTTCCCTTGCTCTACTATATTGTTGCGGCAACAAATTGTAGTCAATCAACCTATTGGCGTTTTGCATGGTTACGCGCTTCTTCTGATCGCAAGTTGATAACACAAATTCCTTTAAAACTTCTTCTGTTGACTTATGCTCAATCTTATCGAAAGCGCCGCTCTTAATAAGATTAATAACTTTATCTTTTGACCTTGCCTTACCATCATCACGTTTAGTCAAGAAATCATTTAATGATTTAAACGGACGGTTTTCCCTAATGCTATTGATAGCTGGATCGGTAATTTTGGTAATACCCTTTAAACCATATAAGATGGTATTTTCCTTTGCATTTGGTGTAAAACCTAATCGAGATAAATTAATATCTGGTAATTCGATTTTGCAAGTTTGTTTAAAACTATCCAACGCGGACGCGATCTTTGCGTAATCCATTTTGTTCTGGACTTTCTTACCTTCAACATCATCGTCGACATCAATAATTTCATCGTCAATAAGATTATAGAAATCAGACTGATTAATTGCGCTTGCATCAACGCTTAAACAAGCCGTGTTCCAATAAATAATTGGATAATGATAAGCTAAGTTCCTCTCTTGGATTGCGATTAAACTATAACCGCTTGTGTGGATGGCGCTGAAACTATAACCAAGAGACCTTGAAATTTGTTTATCTCAAACATAATCCAAGACACATTGGCGCGTTCCTGCCGCCTTACCTTTTTCATAGAACAGCTTTTTGACACCTTCAATATCACGGAAGTTCTTTTTGGCGACCGTTTTACGCAACTTGTTGGCTTCTTTCCTATCAAAGTTAGAAATATGCGGATCCATTACCAACTGCCTAATAACTTCCTGCGTATCGGCAATACCGAAACGATCCTTTAAATACTTTTCCCTAACCTTTACTTCTTCCGTATTTAAACCGCTCTCCGCCATCTCCTCATACCACAACTGCGGACACGATTTAAACTGAGCGTATTTTTTCAGCGGCAATTCTTCATCACCATGTGCCATTAAACGCCTAACCGCATTTGTAGTTGCCAATTGCTGAAGACTTTGTGGATGAACCAATGAAATACCTTGACTACCCATATTAGTATCAAATTGGAATAAGCTACGAATAGAACCATCCGCAACCATATCCCACATCTCCTGCGTTGTATAATCCAACACTTCTGGGGATAAGTAGCGGTCGTAAGTAGCTTTTAAACTACCTTGCCATTTCCTTGTGCCATCTTCCAACCTGTAATTCCTACACTGATGGATACGATCCAAGGCGGAAACAGTTAACGCGTCATACTTAACCAAACCGCAGAACTCTTGATCGTGCAAATCATACGCCGTCACCAACTGGTTATTGTTCGTTTTCATGAATGCGCCATTATCAGTTAAAGGAGTATTTAAACACAGAATACCAGAAGCATGAACACCTAAATGAGTAATCAAACCTTCAATATTCTGCGCAACTTCCCATAACCTTGGGTTCTGGTTCATAATCTTTACAAACGCCGCAATTGGTTTGCGGTCTTCACCATTACCATAATAACAATCATGAAGGCTCCAGTCGAAACCGCGATCATTAGGAATAAGTGAAGTTAAATATACAACAATATTGTCGTCTAAATCTAGACCACGAGCGGCGGTTTTAATTGCTCCTTTTGTACCTTCTGTGCCAAAAGTGCAAACGTTAACAACATCGCCGCCGATACTTCTAAAATACTTCTGAAGCTCTGAGAAAACTTTGGCACGTTTATCAGATTCTGTATCAAAATCGATCTTTTATACCCTCGGTTGCCCGATATTTACTTGATAAGGGGAATAGACTATATCATCACCCATATATCCATATGGGGCTACATTTTCAGATAGGACATTTCTATCTTACTCTACTTCTGTCAAAGGTTGCCTTTGCATTTTCGATAGTCGTTATATCTTGTTCCAGCATTGCCAGAACATTGACACGGGATTTTCCATGAAGGAGGTTAACCGTTAGCAGCGGCTTAAAACCGCCACACCGTCTTGTCGGGACGTTAATGTAGTTTTCAATAACAATTGCTCGTTAAGGGGACCAATAGTTAATCCGGTAAGTCAGGTCGTGATGGATGCCTGAAACGCCAAACGTATGGTAAATTCATCTTAACTGGGTTCATTTGTGTAATACCGATTAAATAATTAATCAGAACAACACCTGCCGAACCACGCGCTGGACCAACAATTGATCCCGCGTCATCCCAGATAATCTGAATCATCTTTGCCATACTGATAAAATAATCTGACCTGCGCTGGTCAATTTCATCACCAACGCTACGAATAGTCCAAAATTCTTCTTGTAAACGTGCGTAATATTTCTCTGAATCCCATTCTGGCTTATAGTGTTCGATAAACCCATGAGCCACTAATTCAGCTAAATAACGATCAGCGCGATTATCACTATGAACGTAATAATAGAAATCTGGGTATTTCTCTTTATCTACATCATTGAAAATTTCTAGATCTTTACTATATTCGTCGAAATGTTCATATTCAACTTTTGCAATAACCTTTTTCTGTTCAAGATTATAATAGGTGCACCTCTCTTTAATCTTGTTTGTATTCGCTACCATTTCCGCAAACTGTTCATCGCTTACATAAGGCCTATAACTGCGAACCTCTTCTAAGCTCATCCTATATGCGTATTGGTAAAACTCGTCTACATCTCGGTTCTTGCTACTACGACTATTTAAGAACGCCGCGTGAATCTCTCGTAAATCCGCTCTAAGATAATGAGCGTCAGTTGTAAAGATAAAAGGATACTTGCCCCAATAATGCGCCAACCTATAACGGTTATAGCGGTTCTGATCACAATTATCATTGCCACCGTTTGGTTGCAATTCAATATAGAAGTTTCCTTTGCCAAATAAATTCTCCCTTGCGTTCAAATGTTTATTTAAACTATCTACAACATTTGCTCGGAAAACCTTTTGGTCTTCTGCTAATTTATCCACTTCATCGTCATTACCATAGCTCAGAATTTCCCTTACCTTCCGTGCGGCGACACCTGCTAGACAGGCAGTTGAACAAATTAAATGACCACCCTTAACATATTGTAATAAATCCGTTGAATATGTCGGCGTTCGCCTCATAATTTTATTACTCCATCCACGCTTCCACGCTTCAGAAGAAATCTGACGGATTTGATGGAAACCCTCAGCATCCTTTGCTAATAAGATATAATGATAGAAGTGCCG